TCAATTATTTTTTACTGACCCGTTACCTATGACAATAGGAAATTGGTATCATGTAGCTGTTACTTTTAATAGTACAACAGCTAATTGTTTTGTAAATGGAATAGCTTGTGGGGAAAACCCTTTTAATATACCTGTAGAATCAAATACATTTCAAGTATTTAATTTAGGTAGATTATGGCAAACTACTACTTATGGAAAACAAATACTTGACGATTTAGCTGTATGGAATACTATGTTAAGTCAAGGTAATATAACAGATATATATAATGGAGCATTAGCTAGTGATTACTCACCTGAAAATTTACAGTTATATTATAAAGATGGATTTATAGATCAAAACGGAGTATTTAAAGATTTAAGTGGTAATGGTAATGATGGAACTCCTAGTGGAGATATGGAAACAATAATACTTCCAGAGAAAGAAACAACAGCAGGAATACCTTACGATGTATTTGGATTTGAATGTAACTCTCAAAACATTGTAGGAGAAGAAGAAACATTTGCCCTTAGAGGTTTGGGTTATGTAGATTATGATGGCCATGCTGGGCCTTACACTGATGTTAAGCAAATACAGTTTATTATTAAACCTACTTCTAATAACCATGCTTATATACTTACAGACGAAGCTAATAATAGAATAGCCTATATTAATGGTAATCAAGTAGTATCTGACTTTGGTTTAAGCAGTGTGTATATTAATAATGTAGAAACAGATATAGTTATTACTAATATTTGGCAACAAGTTACTATTGAGTTTACTACTCCAGTTGATATAGAAAAGTTATATATTGGTAGTAGTGCTGTGCCAGATGCTTTTGAAGAATTTGGGATAGATAAGTTGAATATTGTAAAAGAATAATAATGGCAACAGTAGATAAACTAGCAACAGATAATTGGAAAATAAATCAGCCTATTTATGATGCTGGTGAAGTACATAAAAGACTTTACGATGGTTATGAAGTAGAGGCAGGAGCTGTATTTGTTAAAATGCTGGTTAATGGTAGTGAGCCAACTACTGAGAGGAAAGTAATTATTAACCAACTTATCAAAGACTTAAAGGGAGTTGGAAATACAGGAGAAGATAATGTGTTTGCATTACTAGATAGTATTCAAGTTTATGCAGCAGCAGACCAAATACAATCACTCGTAGATTTAAGACAGCCTTTTGTTGTGTTACCTAGTATTTATGGTGAGACTATATTTACAACAGATGATAAATATAAAGGAACAGGTATTAATACTGGATTTCAACCTGCAACTCATAACATAAATTATTCTTTAAATAGCGCATCTTTTGGTGTTTTGACAGGTAGTGATAATCAAGCTCAGCAATATCTTGTTGGTATAGATGAAAATCCTAATAGAGCTTGGATTAGGTCAGACGTAAACGGAGGAACTATAGATGGGTCTATTAATGGACAACTTGTGCAAGTTCCTGGAGGATATACTGCTGATTATCAAAATGCTTTCATTACTCATATCAGGTCTAACTCTTCTGAATTTAAAACATATCATGGAGACGAATTACAAGGAACTACAAGTAGCGTTTCAACATTTGTTCCTAGGACATACACATTTTTAACTAATGGTATTAATAGAGCCGCACCTGCTGCAAATAGTACTGCTTCTACAAGAATATTTTATGCAGGAGGAGATATATCAGCTTATATGGCTCAGCTTGTAAATTCTTTTAACGCTTATATAAACGCATTATAATTATGAAAACATTTACATATTTCTCTTTTACAGAAGCTACTTATCAGAGTTTGGTAAGTGCTAATTGCCCTAAGTTGGCAGAAAAATTTAACACTAAAGGTTCTTCTACATACACCGATGAAGAAGGTAATGACATTACTACTAATTGGGATTATACTTGGGAGGAGCTTTTACCTAAAATTGGTGTAACTCCTTTAGAGATGTGGTATATGCCAAGACAAATAGTGCAAGAAGAGTTACTTGATGAAGAGGGTAATGGTACTGGTATAATGATAGATATTGAAAAGTATATTGTAGAAACAGTTCCAGCTCCTACTGAAGAAGACCCTAATGCTACTAAAGACCAATATGTAAAACACAAATTGTTTATTGCTAGGCTTCCAGAATGTAGTAATTTAAATGGTGAAATTAGAGAATTAAAAAATTTAGGACTTAATAAGGAAGTGCCTATGAATACAGTGCTTAACTCTATGGAGTACATAGAATGGACAGCTAAAATGTTTCACAAAAATGATGAACTGCCTACATTGTAAATATTTTTGAATACATGATTACAATTCCTCCCTTTTTAGAAGAGACCATAAGTGCTCAAATAACAAAAATAAGTTTATTTGCATGGGTCTCTGGACACTCAGGATTGATGGTAGCTTCTTCTTATGTAGGATCTGTAGGCATCACAGATATAAGTGAAATTGCTAATTTAACTCCTGTAGGATTTGCAGTTTTATTTGCAGGGTTAGTTCTTGCAGGACTAATAATTTTAGATAAAAGATTAGAAAAGTCTGTAAAGGATAAAGAAGAAATATATAAAAAGTTACTTCACCAGTTAGAAAAAGAAAATTCAGAAAAAGCTGAAAGAATAAAAGATTTAGAAAGACTACAAAATTTACATAAATGAAATCAGTAGACTCTTTTGACTTTTTACTTAAACTGTGGAGATATGAATACTTCACTAGAACTACTATTGGAGAGCTTTATATTCCTACCAAAGAAGATAGTAAGTTCTGTTGGACATTAGAAGATACTGTTAGGCCAAGCGGTATTAAGGTTCCTGGAGAAACAGCTTTACCTGATACCGGAATAAGTCTAGCTTATAATATTGGTATGAGATATAGCCCAAGATTTAAAAGAGAAATGCCTGTAATATATTCTACTAAAACTGCTGATGTTTACACCGTAAAAGGTCAAGGTGCGGTGGAGTTTGTTCAAGCTCAAATCCATGGGGGTAATAAGCATGAGCACACTGAAGGATGTCCCTTAGTAGCTTACAACAGACCAAGTTTAAATACTATTCAAGGTACTGCTGAAAAAGAGCTTACTAAAATTATTAAGAATTATCTTGATCAAGGAACTGTTGGATTAAGTATTGTTAATATGCCTCAAAGAAATACTAAATTTATATAACCCTTGAACTATGATACAAACTATTGAAATATTATTATGGTACTTTCTAGCTATACTATTTGGAACTATGGCTAAAGAAATGTGGCATTTAAAAAATAATCAAAGAAAATATAGAGTAAAAAATGGTGTTGACTCTCAAATTGGTAACTGGTGGAAAGACAGATGGGATGATACAGCCTTCTCTTTCTTCTTTGGAGGAGTAGCGGCTTTTTTATTCCATACTATGGATATAGATGCTTTACTTGCTAAACACGCTGATGGATTTTTAGGAGTAACCTCTGAATCCATGGCTGCATTATCTGCTATGTTTTCAGATACCATAATGAAGAAGTTCTCAAAAAAGATTCAAGAAGATGGAGATACCAACAATAAGCCTTGAAGGAGACACTATTAAAAAACTTTTAATAACTGCTGCAACTGTTTTTATATTAGAAGGAGCTCAATACTTTTTTTATAAAATGCGTCAAGGGCAGTGGGATAAACAAGAAACTGTTTATCAAGAAAAATTATCTGCTCTAGATAAGGAGCAAGTTGCTCTTAAAGATAGTCTGCTTTTATCAGAAAGTAAAATGACTGCTTTAAGGGGAGCTTTACATGAAATAGATAGTGTTAAAACTTCTCAAATAAATAAACTAGAAACATTATTACAAAAACATGAAAAATCTATTACTACTCTTAGTAACGCTAACAGTGATGAGCTTGGGAGTTTTTTCTCAACCTACCAATTTAACACCGGTAATTAAACCCGTAATTGGAGATACTCTCTATACTTGGAATCACTCACAAGTCAAAGTTATTGCTATAGCTTTACAAGAAAGAACTAATTACATTGAAAAGGCTGCTTTACAAGATAGCTTAATTGGGACCTATAGAAGGAAAGTTGGAGAACAAGAATATCTAATAACTGAACTTGAAAAACATAAAAAAAATGTAGGTAAGTTATATGGATTAGAAATGCAGAAATACCAATCTTGTGAAGCTGATAGAATAGTAGCTGTGGGAGATAGAGATAAATATCTAGAAAAGTTAAAAAAAGCTAGAACTAAAATGCTAATAGGTTATGGTTTAGCAGCAGTCTTGTTTACAACAACGGTTTTAAAATAAATTGTAATTTTGCGTAATTACAATTTAAATTAAATTATATGGAAGAAGACTTACCGTTAAGAAAAATATCCGTTGGGGCCGATCCTAAAAATGCAATGCATTATATTGTAGATGGATATATGGGATTATTTAAAATCAGGAATATAGCTAGGTTAAGTAATGGTAAGCTTAGGGTATTTGTTTCTGTAGATAAACACCCAAACTCTTTATTCCCATGGAAAACATTTAATCCTAATACTACACCAATAACTGAAGAGCATTATATTGAAATCGAATGAAGCCACTTACACAGTTTATTGTAAAACCTAATAAAGACAGAAGATACGATAACATAAAAAAAATAGGGGGATTAGATTTAATTATGAGCTCCTCCGAAGAAGATCACACCGTATCTAATAGACAAGGCATTGTAGTAGATGTACCTTTAAGGTATGATGGGCCAGTTCAGGTTGGTGACACATTATTAGTTCATCATAATGTTTTTAAGATTTACAATGATATGATGGGTCGCAGAAAAAGCGGTAAAAGCTTTTTTAATGAGCAAAATTTTCTTATTGATGATGAGCAGTGGTTTATGTATAAACATAATGACCAATGGATATCTAGAGAAGGGATTTGTTTTGTTAAACCGTTTAAAGATGATTCTGGATATACTCAATACTTAACTGGGGAGATGTTATATTCAAACGAATATCTTAGATCAAAAGGTGTAGTTGAAGGAGTTAAGGTTTATTTTGAACCTGATAGTGAGTACGAATTTAATATTGATGGCGTTATTGCTTACAGGATGTTTAATAGAAATATAGTTGGATATGGAGAATGTTGAGATAAGACATAAAATTATAAGTGCCGGATATAAAGCTATTAATCAGCTGATAAAAGTTGCTGAAGAAGAAATTATAGACGATAGTGAAGAACCTGAGTATGATGACGAGGGGATGGTTGCTATAGCTCAAAAGCAAAGCCTATCAGCAGACAGGCTTAAAAATGCAGCAGCTACAAAAAAGTTATGCATATCTGATGCTTTTGATATTTTAAAAAGAATTGAGGAGGAAGAGAATGATATAAAATTATCGCAGTCTAGTGCTGATAGTAAAGATTTAGGAGACAATGGCTTTGCAGAAACAAGAACAAGAGGATAGTGGTGCAGTTTTATATGAGATTCTTGATGATTATGTTTCTCAATCTGTTATAAAATCAGGGAATACAAGAAAGTCCTGGAAGTATGGTTATGATGCAAAGCATGACATGGTTATTGTCTCAAAAACAGGAGAAATTGGGGACATCTATAAAATACAAAATCTAGTAATAGCTCTTCCAAAAGCCTACAAAAATGTATGGAGTAGAAGCAATGTAAAAGAGCATCAATATTGGGAGAGACAACCTTTACCTGAGGAGTTAAGCAGAATCAAGACCTTAAAGCAATGGAGAAGTAAGCCGAAAGAATTCAAGTCTAAATGGATAAGCTATATAGATCAAGAGTTTGAAAGAAGAGATTTTGGTCTGTTTATTATGTCTAATGGTAACAAGGTATGGATCCCACCATCGCAATATCAATATCTTCAATGGTCAAATATAGACATTGGCTATCCTGACTTTAGAGAAGCTAATAGAATACTTTATATTTTTTGGGAGGCATGTATTGCTGATCATAGATGTTATGGCTTAAACTATCTAAAAATTAGGCGTTCTGGATTTTCATTCATGAGTTCTTCTGAGCTTATAAATATAGGCACCCGTGTAGAAAAAAGCCATTTAGGTATACTTTCAAAGACTGGTGCAGATGCTAAGGAGATGTTTACAGGTAAAGTTGTTCCTATAAACAATAGCCTTCCGTTTTTCTTTAAGCCTTTTATGGCTGGTATGGATACTCCAAAATCAGAGATATCATATACAATTCCAGCTACAAAGATAACCAAGAAAAATATGGATGGCGATGAAAGCACTGATGATGCTAAAGGTCTTGATACATTTATAAGCTGGAGAAATACTGACAATAACTCATACGATAGTATGAAGCTTAGAATGTTAATACATGATGAGGCTTACAAATGGACAAAACCAAATAATATAAAGAAAAACTGGAGGGTTACTAAAACATGTTTACGTCTTGGTAAAAACATCGTTGGAAAATGCATGATGGGGTCTACCTGTAATGCATTAAAAGAAGGTGGTCAAGAGGGTAAAGAAATTTACTACGATTCTGATATTGCTAGAAGAAGTGCTAATGGCCAAACTAAATCTGGACTATATTCTTTATTCATACCAATGGAATGGAATATGGAGGGCTTTATAGACAGGTATGGTATGCCAGTAATAAGAACTCCAGATGAACCAGTACTTGGTATAGATGGTGAGATGATAGACCAAGGAGCTATAGACTATTGGGAAGGTGAGGTTGAGTCTTTAAAAGGTGATCCTGACGCTTTAAATGAATTTTACAGGCAGTATCCAAGAAATGAAGGGCATGCATTTAGAGATGATAGTAAAAATACTTTGTTTAATTTAACAAATCTATATGAACAAATAGATTATAATGACTCATTTTTAGAACAGCATTTATATACTAGGGGTGGGTTTAGATGGAAAGATGGGATTAAATTTGGAAATGTTGAATGGTACCCAGATGTTAGAGGTAGGTTTTTGGTATCATGGACTCCTCCTAAAGGTATGGAAAATAGGTGGATCGAGAGAAACGGTATGAAATATCCTGCAAATGAGCATTTAGGATGCTTTGGATTAGATGGATATGATATATCTGGAGTTGTTGGTGGAGGAGGCTCTAAAGGTGCTGCTCATGGATTTCTTGGTTCGCACATGGATGATGCTCCTACAAATCAGTTTTTCTTGGAGTATATAGCAAGACCTCCTATGGCTGAGATATTCTTTGAGGATATATTGATGGCTATTATATTTTATGGAATGCCTATATTAGCTGAAAATAATAAGCCTAGATTTTTGTACTTTTTAAAAAATAACGGATTTAGAAAATACTCACTAACTAGACCAGATAAACCCCAAAATAAACTAACATCAACAGAAAGAGAGTTAGGGGGTATACCTTCATCTGATCAAGTTATTGGTGATCATACAGCAGCTATTGAGACATACATCCAAAAGCATGTAGGCGTAGATCATACTGGTTCATATAGAGACAAAGGTGATATGGGCACTATGCCATTTAATAGAACTCTTTCTGATTGGGTTTCATACAACCCGAAAAATAGGACTGTTCATGACCCTACAGTTAGTTCTGGATTTGCAATTATAGGTGCTAACAGACACTTATACAATCCAGTAGTCAAAGAGTCCAAAATAAGTTTTAACTTTGCAACTTACGATAATAATGGATTACACAGCTCTATAAATAATGGAAAAAGGTAAAAGAACAATTATACCATATGTAGACTTTCCTTCTCAAACTGCAAGTGAGACTGAAAAAGGTAGTGATGATTTTGGATTAAAAGTAGGGAAAGCTATTGAAAGTGAATGGTTTAGGATGAACACTGGATCAGATTCTAGGTTCTATTCTAGATGGAATGACTTTAATAAGTTAAGACTTTACGCAAGAGGTGAGCAACCAATAGCCCAGTATAAAAAAGAAATGGCTATAAATGGTGATTTATCTTACATCAACATAGATTGGAGTCCAGTTCCTATTATACCCAAGTTTGTTGATATTGTTGTAAATGGAATGAGTAACAGATTATTCAAACCAAAAGTGAAAGCTGAGGATGCATTATCTCAAGCCAAAAGAATGGAATACCAAGATATGGTTGAGGGTCAAATGTTGGCTAAACCTATTATTGAAAATTTCCAAAAAGAGCTTGGTGTAGATGGGTTTGCAATGAATCCTGACGATTTACCTGCTGATGATGAAGAACTGAATCTACACATGCAGCTAAAGTATAAACCTAGAATTGAGATTGCTGCTGAGACTGCTATTTCTACAATTTTTGAAGATAATGATTATGAAACTATTAGATCTGAAATAGATGAGGATCAAGTTATTTTAGGATTATCTGTAGGTAAGCATGACTTCTTAAAAGGTAAGGGATTAGTTTTATCAAGAGTTGATCCAGCGAGATGGATCCATAGTTACACTGAAGATAGATACTTTAGGGACTGTTATTATTTTGGACATGTAGAGACAGTTCATGTATCTCATTTGAAAGCTATTAATCCAAGTATTTCTGATGAGACAATTGAAGAAGTTCAATCTCTAAGTGGGCAGTGGTATACAACTCATAATTTAGATAAATTATATGGATCTCCATTTAATAAGGATACTGTAGACATCTTAAATTTTTCTTATAAAACTACACAGAAAAGAGTTTATAAGAGGAAGAAAACTAAAAACGGTGAAAAATTAATAGAGAAAGAAGAGTCATTTAATCCAGGCCCAGATAGTTGGGAGGAGCATGGATTTGATAGAGTTGACAAGGATATAGAAGTTTGGTATGAAGGTGTTTTAGTACTTGGTACTGATATACTAGTTAAATGGGAACTTGAAAAAAATATGGTTCGACCAAGCAGTGCTTTAGAGAGAGCTATACCTAAATATGTAGCTTGTGCATCAAGGATGTATAAAGGCCAACTAGATTCATTAGTAAAGAGGATGATACCTTTTGCTAATCAAATACAAATGACCCATTATAAAATACAGCAAGTTGTAGCTAGAGTTGTACCTGATGGTGTATACTTAGATGCTGATGGATTGGTAAACATAGATTTAGGAGACGGTAATTCCTATAATCCTAGTGCTGCTCTTAACATGTATTTCCAAACAGGTAGTGTTATTGGTAGAAGTTATACAACTGAAGGAGATATGAATAGGGCAAAAGTTCCTATTGAGGAGATTAATAAATCTGCCGCTACTGGTAAGCTTCAAATGTTGATTGGTAACTACAACTACTACCTTGGTATGATAAGGCAAGTAACGGGTCTTAATGAGGCTAGAGATGCCACTACGCCAGATTCTAGAGCATTAGTGGGTATACAAAAAATGGCTGCTTTAAACTCTAATACAGCAACTAGACATATCTTAGAATCTGGATTATGGATTACAAAGAGGATGGCACAAGCATCTATAATAAGAGTTGCTGACATCTTACAATATTCAGATTTTGCTGAAGCTTTTGCTAATCAAATAGGCAGAAGTAACATGACAATCTTAAACGAAATAAAAGATTTGTACTTACATGACTTTGGGATTTTTGTTGAAATATCACCAGATGAGGAAGAAAATGAAAGACTTCAACAGGATATACAATTAGCTTTAAGATCTGGAGGTATTACCATAGATGACAAAATTGATATAGAAGAAATAAAAAATATCAAATTAGCATCTCAATTACTAAAAATAAGAAGGAAAAAAAGAGAGCAAGATCAGCAAGATAGAGAGATGCAGAAGGATGCTTTAAATAGACAATTCCAATTAGAGTCTCAGAAATTAGCTGAACAAAAATTATTAAAAGAAATAGATGCTCAAGGTAACGCAGATTTAAATGTACTTAGAGGTAAATCTGCATTTAGAATCTCTGAGTTAAAAGCTGAGGCTCAAGAGAAAAGAAGTCTGATGGATCATGAATTTAATCTTCAGATGCAATTAAAAGCAAAAGAGCTAGAAATTTTAACCGGAAAAGAAGCTAAGAAAGAAGACAGAAAGGATAAAAGACAAGACAGACAAAACTCTCAACAATCAAAACTTATAGAACAAAGATTAGGTAGCGGTAGGTCAATGAACTTTGAATCAAACGAAGATAGCTTAGATGGTTTTGGACTTGAGGAATTTTCCCCTAGGTAACCACTTGGTTTCTTAATATATTTTATTATATCTTTGTAAAATTAAATTTAATCTTATGGAATTCAAAGAAGTAAAATTAGTTGGTGGTAAGGATGTAAAATCAACTCAAGAAGTAGAGGCTGAGTTACTAGCTAAAAAAGAAGCTGAAGAAGCTGGTAAACAGCAAAGTAATTCAGATGATTTAAAAATAAAAGATGAAGACGTTCTTAATTTTATAAAACAAAAAACAGGCAAAGAAGTATCATCATTTGATGATTTATTTAAGGTTGAAACCAAAGAGGTCGTTAAAGAGCCAGAACTTCCTGAAGATGTTAAAAGTTTCTTTGATTTTAAAAAAGAGACTGGAAGAGGTTTAAAGGATTTTATAAAAATTCAAACAGACTTTGATAGCGTTCAGGATGATGTTATCCTTAAAGATTACTATAAGGAAACTAGGGAGGGATTGGATGATAGTGATATTGATATTCTATTAAAAAAATTCAATATCAACGAAGATGATGCTATAGATGATGATGAAATCGCATCTATTAAAATTGCCAAAAAGGAAGAGATTGTTAAAGCCAAAAAGTATTTTAACGACATGAAGAGCAAATACAAGGCCCCACTTGAGCTAAGTGGTCCTGTTGTTTCGGATGAAGATAAAAGTTTCTTTGAGGAATTTAAACAATATAAAAGCAGACTGAAATCTGATAAAGAAGAATCAGAAAAAAGAAGTAGGTTCTTTACTGAAAAGACGGACCAGCTTCTAGGCCAGGAGTTCAAAGGTTTTGAATTCGATATAGACGGCAAAAAAATTCTTTTTAATCCAGGGTCTCCTGAAGAGTTAAAGAAAAATCAGTCATCACCGTTAAACTTAGTTAAAAAGTTTATTGGAGAAGATGGTCTAGTAAGTGATGTTGTAGGATACCACAAATCGATGGCTGCTGGAATGAATCCTGACAAGTTTGCAAAACACTTTTTTGAAATGGGTCAGCACTTTGAGAAAACCGGATTTATGAAGGGGATTAAAAATGTTGATTTAGAATCTAATAAAAAGCATGTTGGCACACCTAATTCAGGGTTTAGTGTAAAAGTAAAAAACCAGGATTCACGTCCTAGTGGAAGACTTGTAATAAAAACATAATAATAACTTAAAAATTTTAAAAAAATGGCTGGAAATTTAGCTACGTCACCAACATTTGCATTACAACCTAGTGCTAAACAGGTGGCTTTACCAAGTAATTACATTAGTAATTTTGACTTTTTGTCTCAATATTTACCTGAAACTTATTCAGAAGAATTCGAAAGATACGGAAACAGGAGTGTTTCTTCATTCTTAAGATTAGTTGGTGCAGAATTACCATTTGCTTCAGACCTTATTAAATGGACTGAGCAAGGTAGATTGCATACAAAATACACACAAGTTGGAGCTCCAACCGGAACGGGCGGAAATGCCTCTGTAGAATTCCAAGTTAATGATACAATATCTGGTAGTATTGCTATCAGAGTTGGTCAAACGCTTGTTATATCTCAAAATGATGGCTCAGGAAGCAATAAAGGCATTGTTACTGCTGTTAATACCGCAACTAATAAGTTTACTGTTGCTTTTTATGAAAACACTGGT